TGTTTCAGCAACTGTTTTAGCAATTTCAGCACCTATTTGAGATATTTGAGATGCTTTTAATTCAATAGTTTTACCTATTTCTGATACTTGTGCATCCAATAAGTTACCTTGCTTAGCAACAATTAATGTTTCAGCAGTAACTTTAGTAATTTCAGCTTCCAATTGGGATACTTGGGTATCTATTAAAGCGCCTTGTTTAGGTATATTTAGTATCTCAGCATTAGTTTTACTAATTTCTGCATTAATTTGTGATGTCTGAGCATCTTTTAATGCAATGTTTTTACTTACTTCTGCAGCTTGAAGATCAATTAAATTACCTTGTTTAGTAGTGTTTAGAGTTTCAGCATTTACTTTAGCAGTCTCGGCATCTACCTGTAGTTTTTGAGAGCCAAGTAAAGCTGCTTGAGCATCACTAGTAGCTTTTTGTGAAGCATACTGTACTGATTGAGCAATAGCACTTTGCATAGCTCCTAAGTATACAGTAGCGTACTCTGTACCTGTAATACGTCCAGTATCAAATTCACCTTTTACATAAGCATTAATACTAGTCATCAATTCAACAAAAAAACCAGAAGTGTTTGGTGTTGGACTATTATTTACAATGGCTTTAAAGTCATCTGTATTTATTGTAATCGACATGATATTTCCTAAATCTTATGTAAAAAGCACCTTCAGTTAAGAAGGTGAAAAGGTATGTTACTTTATTTTGCTTAATCAATAGCGTGTCTAGCACGTTGATCTGCAGCTAATTGCTCTAGTTCTTTCTGAGTAAGTGGAGGTAAAACTTCAATAGTATACGCTTTAGCTAGATAGGGTTCTTTAATATCTACACCCTTAGCTGTTTTAACTGTACGGAACAGTTGAATCTCTTTATCTTTAAGCGCAAGATAGATAATATTAGGAATATGATAACCTTCAGTAGTATCATATTTAATATACTTTTTAGCTTCAATTACAGAATTAGATACAGTAATAATCTCACCAGGCCACTCTTTTTTAGCTGGATCATTGCAGTGCACGTTAACACGTACTAAAGCCATCATATCTTCACGGACTTTCATTCGTTCTTGATGCTCTGTAAGCGTATCAGATGCTTCATCTATTTCTTCAGAATCTCCATTGATAGCAGCATTAACCATTTTACGCAGCTTCTCTAAACCTACTTTGTGGTGATAACTGATACCTAGTTGATCAGCTCTAGCTTTAAGCATGGTAAGTTCATCTGCCATGGATTCTTCTTGGAGTTCAACTTCTGTATTCATCATTTCATCAGACATGTTCTTTTACCTTTGAATTAATTTATTATATTAGTAAGTAGAGGGTTTCCCCTCTACTTAATTAGCTCAATTAGACTGGAGCTACAGTTTTAACAAGACCAATCCATTCTGGACGTAGAGCCATAAAGCCGTAGTACCATTTAATAGAGTGGAAACCAACTTCACCATAAGGATCTAAAGTAGTGATATTGTCACTTGGTTTATTATGCTTGATCACAAACTTAACAGTTTTACCGTCAGTTTGGAAACCAATAGCAGTAAATGAACCAGAACCAACAGTTAACATTGGGAATACGTCATACTTACCAGAAGTAGTTTGATAACCTAAGTTAGCAGAAGTAGCTGATGCACCAGCACCTGCCCATTTAGCCATGTCTAAGTTAACAATAATACGGAACTGATCAATAGTACCATATTCATGCGGAAGAATCGCACCAGCAGCAGCATAACGCTGTACAGGAATAAATGCTTGATTGCCAAACAAATCTTTCATTCCACGAATCAAAGGAATCAATTCAGTACCAATAAACATGCTACGTGCACTAGGAATAGTCAAGGTATCAATCATTGTTGAACCTTTCATATACGTAGTTTGCTTAGGACAACGGTTGTTATCTAAAGTAATACCTAACTTCATTAAGTCAGTATAAGAAACTACAGAAGGGGTAGAACCTTCACCTGTAATAGTAGCATTTGAAGTAGCTACACCAGCATAACGCACTACACCAGCAGCGTTTAGCAAGTCAATCTGTAAGGCAGCTTCAGTCATGTAGTTAGCACCACGAAGAGCTTCACGAGTAACATGCATCTCCAATTCTGCATCAGTGTCAAAGTCTAAAGACTCTTGAGTGTACTCATCAAAGAAACCGAACTTATGAATAGAACCTTGTAGTTCTAAACGTTTGTAACCTACACGGTTTACACGTCCACCAGTTTCAGACAATGCAGGTAATTTACCTGAGATGGTACCAATATCTTTAGATGAACCATACAAGTTACCGTTAGCAATAGTAGCACCATTAGCATCCAGACCTTGGTCATTTACGTTACGATCATCTAACAAAGGTAGATAGTGGTATTGTTTAATTGTTTTACCAAAGTTCTTAGGCATAGTGCGTACATCAGCCAAAGGCATGAAGTGCTGTTCTTTAACAACATCAATAAGAGCTTTCTTGTAGTAATACTGTTGCTGAATCTGAGTAGCGCCAGTACCGTTAATAGTGGCATTATCGCCTGTACCAAAAATTTGAGCCATAATAATATTCCTTTAACCTAAATAGACTTAAACTGTCTTAAACAAACCAGTTTTAGCATATTTCTCAAACTCTTCATCCGACATGGATAAAAAATCTGGAACTGCTTGGCTTTTTGAAGAAGACATACTTTTTGTAGGAGCTAGGGCCTGCTTTTTAGCATTTCGTTGCTGTTCTTTAACATTATCCACAGGTGTCATATTTTGAGTTTGTCGAGCTTTGTTGTACATTTCTAACATGTATTTAGCAGTAAGTTCATATAACTGTAAATCAGACATTCCTGTAGGAGTTCTTCCTAGCATTCTCTGCTTTTCAATTTCAGCTGTAATTGCGTCATAAGCGCCAGATTCTACATGAGCATTGATGTCACGAAGTAACCCTGGATTAGAAGCAATAGCAGATCTGCTTGCAGCATCCCATTTATTTCCTACAACATCCGCAGTACGTGTAAATGCTGGTGATTCTTGCAATTCCTTAATTACTTCGTCTAACTCAAGTTGTGAGTCATTTACGCGATAATCATTGGGCGTATACTTAGAGTCTGCTTCAGCATCTAGGGAGTATGCATCTAACTTACTATCAGCTACTAACTTCTTAATTGCTTCAGGTCTGCCTTGAGCGACTTCAATAAGCATATTAAGTTTGTCTTCATCTAATAGTCCGTTATCCCCTAGCATTTTTACAATACGTAAGTTAGGTTTTAATTCCTGCATACGTTTATTGTAATTTGCACCCATTTGCATAAGTGATACAGCATCCTCAATGCTGTCTACTTTTACAGTCTTACCATTAGCTTTAAACGGTGCTAGTATCCGTTCATAAGCTGCTTTATAGTCTACTGTTTCTGGTTCAGAAACATTTTTGACATCTTTGGTAGAGACATCTTTTTGCAGAGATTCTTCAGTTACTCCCTGTTCGTCAACAGAGTTGGTATCTGTAGCTTGCTCTGCTGCACTCTCAGATTCAGAAGTATTACTCTCAGAAGCTTCTGTAGACTCTTCTACAGCATTTTCTTCTACAGATGTACTACCTTCCTCATCAGAATTAGTTTCTTCACTAGAAGCCTTTTGCAGGTCTTCTAGATCCATTGCTAAAATGTCTTCATCAGACATTTCTAAATAGTTGACCTCATTACTCATACAGCATCACCATTCAACATCTCATGCTGCATATCCTGCATTTCTTGAATAGCTTGTTGAGCTTGTTGAGCTTGTCCCATAATTCTACGGAAATAAGATCGTAGCAATCCAATAGCAGTAATTTGATTATCAACATCTTTCATAGCTTCAGCATCAAGTACACTATCACCTTTAAGGTAAACTAGACGCAATGCCTCATCTTTAAAGTAACCATCACCGATTACTTTGATAAAGTCTTGATTTGAATAAAGTCGTTGTAATGCTAATCCTACAGCTACTACTTCTTTTGCTTGCTCTAATGAGATTTCAATTTCAGCTAGTTGAGCTTCTTGGTTTACTTCAGTCATTTTTATCTACCTTTAAGTTATGGGTACGCCTACCCTATTATTCTGCGTCTTCTTTAGGCATTGCTTTCTCTTTATGAAAATCAAGCAACGCTTTTGCTGCATGTTCATCAATATTTTGTTGATGATTCTGTGCAGCTAATTCCATATTTTGTTGATGCTCTTGAGCAGCTAAGTCCTGAGTCTGTTGATGATCAGTACCTGTAGATTTATTTACAAAATCTAAGTCAAGCATGTCAGCATCACTACTCATTTTACGAGCTTGTGCTTCTGCTACACCTGCTTTAGCTAACTTAAGTTGAGCATCAACTTGTCTGTCTTGACCTTTAGCCTGTTCATTCATAACCTGTGCTTGTAACATCTGTAGCTGTAATTGCTGCATCTGTAACTGCATAGGATCTGGAGCAGGAGGCTGATAATCTTTAAGTTTCTTAGCCAGTTCAGGCATTTTACGAAGCTTAGCAATATCAGACATAATCATCATAGTTACATCCATAGGTACACTATTACCTAATGTTTGTAGCATAAACGCCAATTCTTGAGCTTTCTCATTATCTGTTTCTGCAGTACTAATTGTCAAGCGTAAGTCAATATTGCCTGCTAAATCATCTCTTTTGACTGGGACAAAGTTATCATTAGTGATCCTAACGACTTCAGTATCAGATAAGAATTCAGCATTCATTGAAATGAATTTACGACCTATCTGTACAATACCATCAGCTAGTCTTCTTAAGATGCCTAATTCGCGTTTAGAAGCTGCATCTAGAGCACCTCTAACACCTGTAGCTGTATTTCCTAAACCTTGACCACCAATACCTGTATTGTAAGCTTTAACACCTGTAATAGATTCAGCTTCATTATTCATATACTGAATCATCATCATAGCTGATTGAGGTATCTCAGGGTATCTATGCATGAACACTGCTTGTTCAGGATTCATGATATTAGGGTTAAACTGATAATCTTCACCTAGATCAAATTTACGCTTGTTAACTACATCTAGAGCATCTTTTCTAATACCTTGTTGAGCATTAGCAGATCTACCCATAAGGTCAATCATACCCCTAGTAATAGCCCCAATGATCGCTTGATTATCCTCAATTAGTACACTATCAGGTTCGCCATAAATAGATTTACGTACAGGTAAATATTGAACTACTACGAAAGGTAGCTTCTTATCTGGATATGGGTTCTCTTCCATACGCACGATAGTGTCACCAATGTAGCATACTAGAATAGAAGTTAATGAACCATCATTGTTAACATCCCAGTATCCCCAATACTCATGCATTACTACTTTTTTACGAGTTTTGTCTTTAAACGTAAATAAGTTACCAGCATCTTTATCGTTATAGTCTGGATAAGTACTAGGATCTTCACCAGTAAATTGAACATTATCTAGATTTTTATACCGCTTATCTGCTCTTAATACGTCCATAGATACATTGTATCTGTGTATAACAAACTTAGCTTTTGAAATGTCACCTTTACAGGTAGGATCAATAATTACATTTTCAAACTCACAAATTTCAGCAGTAGGGTGATTCTCAACAGCAACCATCTTTTTAACTAATTTTGTACCTGTCTGGGCTTCTTGGAATGGGGGAATACCTTGAGCAATCATTTGTTGAGCTTGAGCTGGATCTTGTACAGGAACCAAACCCATTACAGGCTCTTCTACCATCTGTTCAGCTTCTTCATACTCCCAACCTACTTTAACAACGATAGTACCTTCATCGACACCTGTACGTACATACTCATCAATAAATCTTACTTTATTAATTTTATTATTAAATTGATGATTAAGTACTAAAGTATTTTGATCAGCAGCTTTAGTGTCTTCCCATGTAACAGGTTGTGCATCAAATATATTATCAGAACTTAGAAAAGGTTCTGATAAAGACGCATAACGCCATTCAGCCTGTTTACGTGCGAGCTTAGGCTGTACACTAGATCTATTCTTAGCAAACTTAGTTTTTGGTGTACCAGCTAATACATCTAACCAACCATTTACATTAGTAGTATGTGATGAATGTGTAGGCAAAGCTGCAGTATAGTCATCTTTTAAATTAGATACTTTAGGTGGATTTTTCCAATTGAGCTTAAAAGTTTCTGTAACACTATTTTCTAGTTGTTCTTCAGAAATTGCATCAAATGAATCATCATCTGCAGAGAGATATTTATCTTTCATTAATTAAGTTTCTCCGTAAAAAAAGATCCATACATTCCACCCATACCTGCACTTAAATGCAATATGCTACTATTTGGATATCTATCTAAACATAGGCATAACTCTACACCTGTAGAGCTTCCCATAGTGTGCCCAATCTCTTGTTTAAAGCTAAGTGTATTACAACCTGGATACGCTTTATTAATAGCCACTAATTCTACTCTATTTGACTCTGTATTGGTATCATGCATCTTAATATAATCTATTGGTAGACCTTTAGTAATAACATTGCTATACCCTTCTTCACATACATCTATTAGAGTACTAGCAATAGCGTATTTATTAACTATATTAGATATTTTGCATATACTAGCTTCAGTTTGTTTAGAAGACACATGAAATATACTAGCACCAAAACCAACATCAAATGCTTTACCTAAAACACCTACTTGGATAAAAGCTTGTTTCACTAATTCAGCAGTACCATTATCTACGTTAATTATAATAGCATCTGTAAGCTTGCCAGATTCAAACAGGTATTTAACCCATTCTAAAGTAATGATTAAGGAACTACAAGCAGATCCATCTGTGCTTAACCAATCAGTGGCATTTAGCTGTTTAGCCCATTTACCTGCTACTATCTGTGCTTGTTGCATAAAAGATACTCTAGCACTTTCTTTTCTAGTAGAGGATAAATATGTATCATCAGTACCTGTCCAAGTAGTATTACCTGAAGCAAGTAAAGTACCTACTCTATCTCCCGCAGGAGTATACTTAAAATTTGAAACTAACTTATTAACTGTATAAGTTAATGAAGATGCACTAGTACAAGATTCTAAGAGATCCAAAGTATAAGAATAGGAGTTAAGATACATTAATACTTACTCCACTATTGTTATATTTATTAATCCAAACAACTAAATCCATAACTGTTAATTGTACTTTAGGTCCTTCTACATCTGGGAAATAACCAGGCATAGTAGCATCACCAGGCATATTAAAATAATTACCTAACCCAGCTAAAGTTAATGTAGTGTCTAAACTGTCTAAGTTAATATCTTTTAGTTTAGAATTAACAGAATAATTACTAAAATCTAAATTCAACCCTGTAGATTCATTCTCAATAGTTTCTTTTAGTGTATCTAAAAATTCTTGTAAAGAGATTTCTTTATGCATTGCTACTACCTTCGTATTATAAAATCTACTTTGTTATTATCATCTTTATCGAAGTATACCATAATATCAGATGTATCAAGTTCATTTATTGTAGTACCTTCTTGTAACTTAACTATATCAAATGTATCTACAAAACCTTTTCTAGCATCTACTACTTTTAAACAATATACATTTATACTTGCTAAAAAGTTTTTGAGCTTCATAAATATATCATGAGCTACTACGTTATCAGATACCCAAATAGTATTGCATATAAAACAAGGTATTGGTCCATTATAGGTCATAGAACTACTTATATTATAAATAAAAGCAGCGACTAACTCTGATTCTTTATACACAGATAAGATTTGATACTGGTTACTAAGGATGTATTTTACATACATATCTATATTAATTTTAATAATATCTACAGTAATAGTTGCATTCATTTTATTCATAGCAAGCTTAAGCTTATCTAGGATATTAGTTATCCCTACAGCACCATAATCTGAAGCAATACCATAAGTAAATGTGTAGTCTTCTTCAACATATTTTTTAAGCATAGATACTCTTATTGTTTAGCTTTTAGTAACAATTCGTTTTTAGCAGCACTACTAGAACTAGAACCATAATAATAAGCTAGTATAGTAGTCCAGCCACCGCCTAAAGCCCCTAGCATAACTAGTAAAGCATCACCACCTTTCTCTGGCACACCGTACTGTAACATGTAACTAAGAACACCAAAGTAGCCGATTGTAACTACAGCAGCTAGAAGTTTTGGTGTCCAATCTTTTACGGACATTTCTCGCTCACGAGCAGACTTACGATCATCAGCATCTATACGTGCTAGATCAATACCTAATTCATCTGCCCTAGCTTTTGCAGCTATTTCTGCTAACTTAATTTTTGTTAAGCTTTCATCACTAAATACATCGCCTTCTTTAGCATTTATTACACTATTAGCTTTATCTTCATCACCATCAAAAGCATCAATTAAGGCCTTTGTTGCAATACCTAAAGCAGGAGTACCTAGTAGCCCTACTAAAGTAGGAGCAATCGTCTTTAAAAACTCTGGCATCACACTATTCCTTTTACATAGGTTGTTGGCTTACCTGGCGTAAATACTGCTGTGTACAATTCTGCACGTGGTTGTGAACCTGATGGAGCTACTTGAACGTGTACCCAAGTAGGTTCACTAATTGCTTTATCATAAGGCAATCCAGTGTGTGAAATAGCAATAGCTAATTCAGACGGTGTCATACCAGGTACATGAATATCGGCAGCAAGTCCTAATTGGTGTGTACTGTTATTAGTACCACCTACTTTAGCATTAACTTCTGGAGAACGATATCCACTTGTTACAAGAATAGGCTTCTGTAAATAATTACGTAAGGGTTCTAGAAGGGTATTACATAAACGTGTGAGATTCTCGATAACTTCTTCATCAGGAGTATTATCTAATCCTGTATTAGTTACTGTTAATTCTTCTAATGTGAAATGTTCTGATAGCTGCATACTTTACCACCAATAAGTTAATATAATTTGTGACATTACGAGCCACCTCCGAGAATATTTAGTACTTTAATACCATATCCAGACATCATGAAGCTGATAACACCAACACCGCCTAAGATATACTTAACTGCACTACTGACTGTATTGGTTAATTCTTGAACTGCCTTAGTTAAAGCATCAACATCTCCGCGAAGATCCCCATGCTTTTCAGAAAGTCCATTGATACGGTTATCTATACTTTGCTTCAATAGGTCAAACTCACCCTTTAGTTGTAGGTAGTTCACATCAGTGATGCGTCTAGTAAATGATTCTTCTGCCACTATGCGACCTCTACACTCAAAATAATTCCATTTTTATATTTTAACATCTTAGCCTTAATTGTTAAAACTATTTAGCAAATATAGCAGCAATAACATCACTAGGACTAGCTATTTGCTGTGTTAGGGTTCTATTAGCATTAGACCAAACAGCATCCGCAATTTGCTCTAAGGTGTAACTATTACCGCTACCACCACTATCACCACCACCAGTATTAACAGTAATTGCCTGTACAGGTTGTTGATAGTTAACCCTTACAACATGACTACCTAATGTATTTAGAAATGGATCACCACCTCCAGATACTAACAAAATACCATCATTAATCGTTAGTGTATGATCTGCTTCTTGTGGTCTAACTCGCCATCCATTAACTAAAAAACCATAGATAGGAATACTAGTTCCAGCAGTAGCATCAATTACATCACCACCTACTGTTAAGAATGCTGGTAAATACTTTTGATTACCACTAGTACTAATAAACCAATCCACCCATCTGCTATATACATCCCTAACAGACATAGTAACTACTCCCGTATTGAGAGTAATTACTTTATTAACACCATCAAATGTATATGACATATAGTTTAATTATCCAATATACGCACGGTCTGCTTCTGCTACCGCACCAAAACTAATACCTTTAGCACGAGTAATAGTACCCTGAACAACTACAGGTTTAGCATGACCTTTGTTACCTGCTACGATTACAATTTGAGCATCAGTACCTGCAGTACGACCACCTTGAGTATTACCATCATAGTCAAAGGTAAATGGTAGTGAACTGCTTGTAATCGTACCCTGGATTGGTACACCATCTTTGTCATTAACAACGATGGCGGTAGAAGTACCGTAATCACCATTAACAGTATCTAAGAAGTACATAATATAGTAGCCAGTACCACCAGTAGTTAATGGAGTATTGAACGTAGTTGTACCAACAGAACTGAACGGATATGTACGAGGTACACCATTGTAGTCTGTAAATTGAATACGGTTAGCATCATTTGCTTGGATATTATTGATAAATACCCCAGTAGTAGTAACAAGTGTATCACCTACGAAATAGCATAACTCATTGGCAGTTTTACCGATTACTGTACCAGTACCAGAATCAATATCTGTAGTTTGACGTAATAGGTATTGTGCTTTCGTGTAAATCTGTTCTAGTGTTGCACCATTACCATCAATAACAACTCTAAACGGATATGAGCCTGATCCAATTGCCTCATTCTGATCTGCAGTGTAATAAGTAACAGTAATATTATTATATGGCGCTGCTGTCATTGAACTGTCAGGTGCTTGGATCTTTAAGTCATCTTCATTAGATAACAGTACGTTTACCGTATAAGCACCAGTACCTGATTGCCCAGTATCAGCAAGGGTAGATGATTTATACTTTTTAGCATACTCTCTAGCAAATGCTTTGAAATATACACGGCTATCAAAGTTACCATTATTGGTATCACCAAATACTTGAATACCTTCATTGACTTCATCTGTAAATGTAAAATTAGCAGGTGCACCACCTTGTACTTTTTGATAATACAATTGAGCACCAGTATTTACATCACCTAGCGATACAATACCTACGTGTTGACGGTTTAAGTTACCAGAGCTATCGTATTCAGACCAACCACCATCACGTAATGCTTGACGCGTTGTATCATTAGCAGGTTTCCAACCATTATAACTACCGCCATCCGTACCAAATTGGAATTGACCAGATTTGGCATCGATTACATACATTGGGAATGGATATTTATTATAAGCACTAGTTTCCCAAAGTTTAATGAACTTTGAGTAGAGTGCCTGCAATGTTACACCATCTTTGTAAATCAAGTTTCCTGCTTGATTCAGTGTAAAAGTTTTTGCAGTAGTATCAACAGTAATTTCCGTACCTACTACTAACAAGTTACCATCGGTAATTTTTGCCATTTGAATGCATCTCCTATGCTAAAAAGTTTCTATCAATAATTTGTTGAATCGGTAAACTCGTGTCTGCTGTGCTCAAGTTGTAATTTCTGATGCTAGTAAAAGGAACATACCCCTGCTTATACACTCTAATATCTACTAATCCAGTATTAGAATACACATAGTTATATGTACTGGTTGGGTTACTATCTACATTAACACGTTCATTTGTTGTCCCTGCATCAAGAATAACTATATCACTATTAGGGACTAACCCAGTTAAAGTTAAAGTAATAACATCTAGTGGATATTGATAATCTTGTGCTGACGCTGTACTTACTGTAGTCATATACACGGAAGTAATTGCTGACGTATTTGCAGTAGAGGTAGTTATCTTCAGCTTCAGCTTATGACCTTTACTAGCATCAAGAGTCAAAGCATTCAAAGCAGTACCTAGGGTTGTAGCAGTATAGTTTGCAGTAGTCATTGTAGACCAACCAGCACCATTATTTAAATCAACAGCATAGTTATAGTTATAGTTAGTTGCAGTACCACCTGCCATTACTAAAGCACTATTAGCATATTGAGTATGCCCTAACAAGTAGTTTGGCATTGTAAATGTAACGCTTTGACCAACAGTCGGCATATACAACCCACCAGCAGATGTAAATGCTGCACCGCCTGTTAGAGATACTTGACTCGCAGTACTTGCTGTTGGCTCATTCATCATTATTGCTATGCGACCAGCAGTAGTAGATGTAAAGCAATCAAACCAATGTGTACCATAAACAGATACCTGCGCTGTTAAAGCACCAACGCCACCCATACCTTTTCTTGTTTGGTTTAGCATGAACATTACATCTGTATTATCTGCGTAGTCACCAAAGACATTTTCTTCTGTAAAGTTGATGCAAGAGTTATCACCTGTTGAAATACCTAAGCGAGTATTGCTTGCGTAAACTCTTTGTATTTTGAAATTTGAGCAGTTAGTGTATGCAGCGTAAATATAGCCACATGCATTTGTTGTACCTAATGATAAGGGTGCTGTTCTTGTCCCTATGTTTCTCAATTTTATGCTAGAACACCCAGCATTTGCACTGAGTAATGCAGAATATGGTTGGTTATTTGTAACAGGTAATGATAGCCCACTAAATACGCAGTTCTTAACAGATGCACTTAAATACCATACAGATGTAGCATAAGTAGTTACTGTTGTACCTGATACTCCACCAATAAATATAGTGTTATTACATACTACAGCTTCACATGAACTTAAGTTATATCCAGCTTCTATGATAACTGGACTATTAAATGTACAGTTAGTCATACGAGTACCAAGAATTGCATACACAGAGGCATTTGCCTGAATAGTATTTGCTCTAAATGTACAGTTATTAAAGGTGAATCCAGTAATATCTTGCAGTACTGTAGTATTTGCACCAGAAGCAGCAAGAGATACCCTAGCAAATACACAATCAGACATAGTACCACCAGCATAGCAATATGTCATTGTAAGACCTGGAGTCAACAGTGCAGTAGTTGGTTTATTACCTACGCCTACTTTTGACCATGATATTGGCGATGCTATCTCATCAAGGTAAATAGCATCTACGAATCCACTATTTGATAGAGCAACCGAGTAAGGTTGTGTAAGTGATAAGTACCATTCCATGTTACATTTATCGATATTTACAACACCACCACCAGTAGATGTAAAGTCGTATCTTGTTGCTAATGTAGCATTTGGAATAACAACAGCATTTCTTGCTGAAGTTGTACAGTTACAGAAAAATACGTTACCCACAACAACTGCAAGACCAGAAGGTGGTACATACCCATTGGCTGCAGAACCAGAGTTACCAATACGCACTAAACCAGTGTTATCAATCCAGACTACTTTACCTCTTTCTGGCTCAGTTCCTGTAGTTGTGGTAGTGCCAGCATTAGCATAAAACTCATAGTCACCAGCTCCAGCAGTCT